TCAGGCCGGCAGCCTCGGCCAGTCTGCCTCGCTCAACCGCGGCCAAGCGGCCCGCTGCGGCAGGCGCGACAGCTCAACGCAGTAACGCTTCCATGCGCTCAGCAAGCCTTGCTCCTGCGCCGTCGCCAGCCCCAGCTCCTGCGCGTCCTCCAAGGGCCGGCGCTGCGCGTAAGCAGTAGCCAAGCGCTGCTGCAGCTCCTGCTGCGCCTGCGCCGTCAGCGCCGCGCGCTCTGCGTCGGCATCCACTTCCCAGGCTTTCTTGTTCCATACCGCGAAGGCCGGCGGCTCTAGCTCGGTAGCTTGCAGACTATCCGGCGTATCGCCGATTTGCACCGTCACCGGCTGCGCGCTGGCCTTGCTCCACAGCTTGAGGGCGCGGAAATCCACCGCCAGCTGCCAGCCGCCATCACGGTAGACCGCTACCTGCCGCTCCCCCGCCTGTGGCGGCTCCTGCTCGGTGGCGTTGGCCGGAATCAACCAGGTTTCCTCAACATCCAGCGGCGACAAGTCCGCCGTGGTGGTGCCCAGATACTCGCCGGTTTCCGGATGGTAGGCGTAGACGGTTTTCTGTTTGCGTTCTTGCATGGCGGTTTCCTTAGTATTTGATGCAGGCGAGCAGGGCGATGTTGCGGGGGCGGGTTTCTAATGCACCGGTACGCTCAGAGAAATAACGCCCTATTCGCAAATTGCTTATCCCAGGCCCGGAATTGTCTGCCGAAACAATGCCGTCTCCAGAGTTGTCATTGATGGTAAATGCAGCCATGTTGAACACCTCTATCGTGGTGATTCCATGCCCATGGGCCTCTATGCTTTGGGATTGAAATGAACCGAGCGCTCGCGCATTATCCACCCGCCGCCCATCATCAAAACCTCGTATAAACTCTCCACGTAAATCCGGAAGACTGAACGTCGTCGAGCCATCCCCTGCCCCATACGTTGTCCCAATCGCGGCGAACAAGGCCGGATAAGTACTACGACTGACCGGTGAGCCATCGCACTTCAACCAGCCAGGCGGCGCGTAAGGCATCGCAAAATGAGCTACCAGGCCCGGCGCACCGGACATGGTCAGCAAATTGGTGGTCGGACCGTCCTCGCATTGGGTCAGGTCCACGTAAAAACCGCGGGCCTTGACGCCATCGTTGTTAAATACACGGAACTGGTTGCCCCAGACGTCGATATTCACGTCGTTGAGCTTGGTGTCGCTTTGTGGCGCTTGCAGTTGCAGTTGGCCACCCTCCTTGCCGCCCTCGGCCAGGAAGCGAGAGTTAGGCTGAAAATCCACCCGGCCATCCATCTTGCCGCCACTCAACGGCAAGGCGTCGGTGATGCCGTAACCGGCCAACGTATTGGGCTTGCTGTTGCCTCCCCAAGCCAGCTTCTTCAGCGCTTGCAGCAACTGGTCCTTGCGCGCCGGGTCCGCGCTCTGGCCGCTGTCGCGGATCACCGTCAACAACTCGTCCTGGCTGGACTGGGCGGCGGACTGGACATTGTTCAGCCATTCCGAGGTCACCACCGTGCCCAGTTCGCCGGTGTAGGGGTTGCCGTCATGAAACAGCCCGTCCGGGCTGTTGATCGGCTTCATCGTATTTTGCATCGCGCTCTCGCTCCATTTACAGGGTTGGCCCGCTGGCCGGGCTGGCGGCTTGGGGCGGACTCCGGGCCGGGCGGGTGATTAGCAAACTACCCGCTGACCTGCTTCGCTAGTGAATCAATACAGTGATTTTGCCGGGAAGCGACGCGCGTCAGCAGTGGACGGATGTCAGTGGTGCGCGGGCAAAAAAAATGGCAATCCCGTGGGATTGCCATCACTGAAAGCGAAAGTGGTTTACGGCGCGATCGGCGCTTTGTGCACATAGCCAAGATGGTTGCCGGATACGGCCGACGGCAAGGCCAGTTGGAAGATCGAGTTATTCTCGGCATAAACATGGCTGATGCTGTAGCCGCCGCCCCACTCCGCCACCCCGGCCATGTGCACCCAGCCATCACTTGGCGTGATGCGCCTGTTCTCCATGGGCTTGCCATTACGATATTGGCCGTAATCATAGTAGATAGACCCACTGATGCAACGCAGCCAGTTCATAAAAGTGACCGGCCCTTCAGTGCCAACCCCATACGCCATCGCCACCGCCATATTCTTGCCATCAATCAGCACTGGCGAATAAGTCAATGCGGCGCACCGCAACTCGGCAATATGAAACTCGTAACCATAGCGCTTTTGATCACGTCCCATGCCATTCAGCAAGTCCAAAACTGGCTGCGCCAACTTCGGACCCGCGCCCTCATACGAGCCATTATCGTGAATGAAACGCCCCACCGAACCAACACTCTGGCTATAGGAAACAGCATGCATGGTCGTGGCAAACGGTGCGGTAATCTGGTTGGTTCGTGCCTGCACGATGCCCTCGGGCGTGAACGGATCAAAGAAACGGCCGCCATCCGCCAGCAGGTTGCGACGTGGCAGCATGGCCACGGTAATGCCATCCCGAATGCCGTAACCCGCCAGGGTGCTGGCCTTGTCGGCCTTGACCGACACCTCGGCCTTGGTGGCGCCGTCGCTAATGCCGTAGCCCGCCAGCGTGGTGGGCTTGCTATTGCCACCCCAAGCCAATTGCTTCACCGCCTGTAGCAGCTGATCCCTGCGGCTGGCGTCCAGTGTCTGGCCGCTGTCCTTGATCAGCGAGATCAGCTCTTCTTGGGCTGAGCGCGTCGCTAGTTGCAGGTTGTTCAACCAGTCGGCGCTGACAATGGTGCCCAGCTCGCCAGTGGTGGGGTTGCCGTCATGAAACAAAGCGTCCGGCGTGTTGATGGGCTTGAGTGCTTCTTGCATGGAATCGCCTCCCGCGGAAATGAAGAATCGGCCATGGCCGATGACAGGTGTCGTTACTGAAAGGATTGGAGGGGATTTTGCGGGAAGCGTGCATGGGCCGGCAGCCGACGAATGTCAGTGCGTGATGACAAAACGCCGCGGCTGTAACCACGGCGCTCTGCCTTATATCACATCGGAAATCTGTACAAAGCCGGCTTGCAACTCTTGGCGGATAGGCTCCAGCAGCGCCGCCATTTGATCGCAATTGACTTGCTTATTCTCCTGGCTGTCCTGCAGCAGCGTCATCAGTGCGTGCAGGCCCTGGTTGGCGGCGTGAACGTGGAGGATGCCATGGATCAGGCCTTCATCGGCCTGCAAGTAGCGCTGCTCCAAAAGCTTGACCAGGTCATAGACTTCGTCCTGACCAGCGGTGATGATGCGCAGTTGCTTGATCTGCTCATGCAGCTGCTGCAAGCGCGACAGTTCCAGCTTGGCGATGGGGGCCCTCATGGCTGGGCCTCTGTTGCTACGGACCGGGGATGACGAGGGTGTTGTCGGCAGAAAATAAATATATTCATTGTGGCCTCCACAAACATCTGCATAAGGATGCCTGCGCGGCACGCGCGGAAGGCGTGGGCAGGCTCATGACAAAGTGGGAGGACCGCAACAGGAACGGCAGCCCCCTTGCGGGGACTCAGTGCCATGGCCTGCCCTGCTTGCGGCAGACGCATGGACGTAGCCAGCCGCTTACCCAGCGACCGACTACCCTGTTGAAAATAGGACCTCCCAGTCCCGCGGCTGTGGATTGTCACAGCGCAAGGGCGAGAGTAAGGGGGGATGGCGGGAGCGTCAAGGCGGCGACGGGCCGGGGGCGGAGAGTACCGTAAAAACCGCTATACCCTGTGCAAAATCTGGCGAATCGCCTTTAGCAAGACATATATGGTGCGTGAGCTATAAGCGGAGCTCGTACTTGGTCCCTCCTGTTTCTGAAACGTAGCAAGGTTCTATCCCTCCTGCCCCAATGGATCAGACAACACTCCACAGTGGCTTAAGACCCGCTAACAAAACCCCTGATCCTGCGTTGCGCCTCCTTGTCGTACCACTTGTACTGCCTGCGTCGGCGCGCCTTGGCTCAGGTACGCTGCGAGGTTTTGTTAGCGGCTCTAAACAAAAAACGGCAGCGCGCGGCTACCGTTTTGATTCTTTAACTCTGGGTCAGGCTGGCTGCTTCGGCCAGTCCGCCTCCACCAGCCGTGGCCACATCGCCAACTCCGGCAAACGTGACAGCTCAACGCAGTAACGCTTCCACCCCAGCAGCCGCGCCAACTCCGCTTCCGTCGCCATGCCGATTTCCGCCGCATCCTCCAAGGGACGGCGGCTGGCATAGGCCTCGGCCATACGCTGCTTCAACTGTGCTTGAGTTTGCGCCGCCAGAGCCGCTGCCTGGGCCGCCTTGTTGATGATCCAGCCTTTGCCATCCCAAGCCGCAAACTCGCAGGGCTCCAGCAAGGTGGCACGCAAGCTGTCCGGGGTCTCGCCCAGCTTGGCCTGGACCGGTTGCGCGGTCTGCTGGCTCCACAGTTTGGTACTACGCCAATCCGGCATGACCTCCCAGCCGCCATCGCGGAATACTGCGGTCTGACGTTCCGCAACAACCGGCGGCTGTTGTTCGGTGCTATGAGCCGGCAGCAGCCAGACATCCTTTTCCAACGGAGACAGGTCCGCCTGTGTGCCCCCCAAATATTCCCCGGTTTGCGGGTGGTAAGCGTAGACGGTTTTGTTTTTGATTTCTTGCATGAGGGTCTCCTTAGAACTTGATGCAGGCAAGCAGAGCGACGTTGCGGGGACGTGTGGAAAAAGCCCCATTATCTCCACCGCCAGGGACAGCAGAGGCAGCTGCAACGTAGAAAGTGGTATTGCTCAGATCCGTGGGTGTTTTGTTGCCCTCGACATTGGTGGACCACCCCTCCGTATTCCAAGCCCCGATGGCGGAAGTACCTACCGGATAACTTCCACTCAACTTGTCGATCAAATTGCGAATGTAGGTAGGATTCTGAGATGCCCCCAGATTACGTCCCGCATCGACCCCTCTCCCATCATCCCAACCACGGATGAATTCCCCTCGCAAGTCAGGCAGATTAAACGTAGTCGCCCCATCCCCAACGCCGAACCTGGTGCCTATCGCCGCGAATAAAGCGGCGTATTCGGTTCGGCTTACCGCGGTGCCGTTGGCCTTCAGCCAGCCCTCCGGCGCATCGCCCGTGGCAAAGTAGGCGACTTGCCCGGTCAGATGGCCGTCATGTATCAAGGTATGCCAGGGGTTCCAGCGCTTGGCGTCGTCGTTGCGGGTACGAAAACGCATGGTGCTTCCCCGCTGATAGTCGGCAGTCAGTTGGCAGGAGTAGTCAATCTGGCCTCCCAGCCCACCAAAGGCAATGAACGGGCCGGTAACGCCGCTGGAGGTGCCATAGTTGAATCCCATTTCCCCGCCGGTGATAGAGGTATCCAGAGAGGTCCCATCCTGCGGATCAATACGGAAACGGCGCTTTTTGAGAAACTGTCCATCGTTCCCGGCATGCCATACCCGGAACTCATTCCCCGTAGCTTCCTTCAACACCAGTGTGTCATCGCCATAGTTCATGTGTACCAAGGCCACCGCGCTATATCCCGGCCGATGCAGGCCTAAAGATGGGAAATCCACGCCGGCGGAGCGCAGTTCCATCGTGCCGCTGCTGAATATATTTGCGTCGTAGTTATTCGGTGTGGTCTTTTGAACATGCACGGTCTGCGGGGTAGACAACGCCAAAGTATTGATACCGTAACCCGCCAGCGAATCGGCCTTATCCGCCTTGCCGGCCAGCTTGTTGGTGATGGTGGCGGCGAAGTCCTTGTCATTGCCCAGCGCCGCAGCCAACTCCTGCAAGGTATCCAGCGCGCCCGGCGCGCCGTTGACCACGCCATCCACCGCGGCCTTCAACTCGGCCTTGGTCGCGCCATCGGTAATGCCGTAACCGGCCAACGTGGAAGCGGCGTCGGCCTGTTTCTGCCACTGCGCCCAATTACCCAAGTAACAACAGCGGTACCAGATGCCAGCATTGTTATAAGCCTGATAGCTCTGATACACCATCTCCTCATCGGCATAGACTTGCAACTTGCCCGCATAGGGCATTGGATAGTTCTTGCCGCTGGTAGCTTTGGCGTTTTCACGCTGATTATAGATGCCGGGAGCGATCATATCGTTCAGATCCACCACACCCAACGCCGGTTTCAACGGCAAAGCGTCAGTGATGCCATAGCCTGCCAACGTAGTTGGTTTGTTGTTGCCGCCCCAGGCAATCTGCTTGACCGCCTGCAGCAGTTGGTCCTTGCGCTTGGGATCGGCGCTCTGGCCGCTGTCCTTGATCACGGCCAGCACTTCGTCCTGAGTGGCCTGCGCGGCGGACTGCATGCCATTCAGCCATTCAGCGCTGACGATGGTGCCAAGTTCGCCACTGACCGGGTTGCCGTCGTGAAACAACTTGTCAGGCGTGGGAATGGGCTTGATGGTTTCTTGCATGAGGCGCTCCTGAGGAAAAGGATAAAGAGCACAGGCTCCCGCCCGCTGAGGACGGGGCTGTGAGGGGAAGGGGGATACGGCGGGAGGGGCCGCGCGGGAGCGCGGTTTAAGGCTGGTAGGCGAAGTAAACGTGGGTGTGGGCCGGCTTGAGGTCCTTGAACAGGTCTTCCAGCCGCGGATCGCCGAAGGTGGTGAGACGCTCCCCCGCCAGCGACTGGCCGGCGCGGAAGAAGTACGGCCGGGTCTTGGCGCCGAACACGGTGACTTGCCACACCCAGGGGATGTCAGCCGTCCACAGCTGCTGACCGGCGCGGTTGATGCCGGCGCGGAAGGGCTGCGGCTCGCTGATGGCGATGCGGTAGCCCATGCCAGCCGCCAGCCGGGTGAAGTACGGGATGGACAGGCCGCCGGTTTCCGCCAGCTTGGCCAACACCGCCTGCTGGCGCTGCTGGTAGGGCGCGTCCGTCGGCGGGGTCAGCCCGCAAACCCGCTCCCAGTCCGGCAGCAGGCCTTCGGCCAGCAGCGGCGTGGTGGCGCCCACCAACTGCCGGGCGCTGTTCTGCGCCCGGTCCAGCGCCGCGCCTTCGCTGCCCAGTTCGGCTTGCAGCCGCGGCCCGTCAGGACTGTAGCTGACCGGCGGCAGCAAGCGCGTCAGTAGTTCGCTATGCGGGGTTTGCGGGCTCATTGCATCCCCTTCACCGTGAGTTTGCCCAGGCGCAGCCATTCCACCGTTGTTTCGTTTACCGTCGGCTCGATATTGACGCCAGGCGACAGCAGTTGGCGGTCCACCACGCCGGGCAGGTCGGAGATCAAAGCCTCCAGCCTGCTCTTGTACAGCTTGCTGCCGGGGGCCAGGCTGGAGAAGTGGGCGGCCAACACCTGGCGCAGCGGTTCGGTAAGCGCCTGGAGCGTGGTGCCGTCCACCGCCAGCCCCACTTCAATGTCCACCGGCCGCGGTGTGGGCGCCAGCACCAGGCAGTTTTTGGCGGTGACGGGGCGCAGGTCTTCAATATGGGCTTGCACCGCGGCCAGGGTGTCGGCCGAAGGCAGGCTGTTCTGGGCTGTGATCACCACGTCCACGGTGCCTAGGCCTCGGCGCAGCGGGTAGACGTAGGCGGCGGACACGCCCGGCACTTCCAGCGCCCAGCGGCGGTAATCGTGGCGGTTGCCGCCCGCCGGCGGACGACGGATCAGTTCCAACAGCCGCGCCAGCAGGGCGGCGTCGTCCTCTTCGTCCACGCCGCCGTCCATGTTGACGAAGCTGACGCGGCTAGCCAGGCCGCTGGGCGCGGCCATCAGTTCGGCAACCGTGCCGGCCGGCACGTTGCCGGCCAGGCCGGGCAGATCGGCAGCCACCGCCACGCGGGCCTGGCCATCCACATCCAGCTGGCCGCCGGCCTGAGTGGTGTAGAGCTGCTCGCCCAGCCGTACTTTCAGGCCGGCGGCGAAACCCGCGCCGGGATTGCCGCTCAGTTGCAACAGGCCCTTGGCCGCCACCGGAGGCTTGCGGCTGAGGCCCCGCACACGGGCGTGCTGTTCCAGATAGTCGCGGTCGGCGCTGTCCGGAAAGATCTGGCGGGCGATCCAGCTTTGATGCTGGTACAAGCCTTCCACCGCGCTGGCGACCGAACTGGCGCGCACGTAGAAATCGCTGTCGGGGCCGACGTCGGCGTCGGCGCGCAGGTTTTGCAGATCGCGCAGCAGCGCGCCGCGTATGGTTTCAAAATCCGGGGTGGACAGGGGCATCAGGCTATCCTCACGTGGTGTTGGAAATGTCGGGTCTGGCCGCCGGCCTCTTCCACTTCGACCAACAGCAGCAAACGGCCGCTGCCGGGACGCTGCGCCTCAACGCCGACACGGCGAGCGCGGCCGTCGCGCAATAGCGGCTGCAAGGCTTGCTCGGCGTATTGGCAGGCCAGCAGGTCGATCTGGCTGCTGTCCTTGCTGCGGGACAACAGGTGCAGGCGGGAACCGAGTTCGGGATCGGCCCACCAACCACCCAGCGGGGTCATCAACCTCAGGTAGACGGCGTTGGCCAGGGTGTCGGTGGCGCCGCCGGCGTAATCGCCGGTAATGGGGTCCAATAGAGGGTCCATGGCGTTATTTTCCGGGTTTGAAAGGATTGGGGATAAGGGACGCGGGTCAGTGCCGGCAGGCGTTCCACCAAGCGATATCAACGGCGCTCTTGGCGAAAACGGCAGAAGAAACTGAATGCATGTAGGGTAAGTTTTCAACGCTGTATCGCTGACGCGCAGCAGATCGTAAACAGGTTCTTACAACGGCGGACTGGTCGTACCATGCACGCCGTTATGCTGGTGGCCCACCAGACTCTTGCCTCCGGCCACCACGTCGCCGCTCACGGTGACGCTGCCCTTGACGCTGGCGCCGTTGCCGCCCTGAATGGCCATCCCGCCGTTGCCGTTGATCTGGCCTTGGGCCACCAGCTGCGCGCTGGTGCTGAGCGTGGGGGTGGTGAAGCTGGCTTGTTCACTGGCGTTGACCTGCCAGTTCTTGCAACGCAGGCTGAAGGTGTCGCACTCCACCTCAATCAAGCGGCCACGCTTGAGCACGATCTTGCTGCCTTCGTCGCTGTACAGCGCCACTTCGCCGGGTTTGAGCTGTTTCAGCCGGTAGCTGCCGTGCTCGGTGGCGATCACCACGCCGTGACTGCTGCGCCCGCCCAAGGGCAGCACTACCGCCATGCTGCCCGGCGGCGGATTGGCGCTGTAGCCGTAGTGTTGAAACAGTTCTGCGTCCTGCAACTGCTCGCCGGCCAAGGCGTCGGCCTGCACGGTTTGCACATCGCCGGCGCTGTCCACGCGGGTCAGCACCGCGCGAAAGCCTTGCCTCACATTGCTGAAGGCGCGGCGGATTCTTTGGTCTACGTCATTCCACATCGTTTCAACCTTTCTATCGTCAGCGTTTGTGCATCGCCGGCAGCCAGCGGCCGTCCTCTTTCAGCGTCAGCCGGGTGGTGCAGCCCTGCCCGCGCCCGCCGCTGAAGGTGCGCGCCATCAGGAAATAAGTGCAGCCCTTGATGCCGTGCGGCTCGCTTTCCACCTGGATGCGCTGCCCGGGGGTCCACAACTCGCCGGCGCTGTTGCGGTGGCCGGCCACGGTGGCGCTGAGGGTGTAGCCGGCCAGCCGCGCGTCGGCCAGCATTTTGTCCGCGCGCGCCGCCAGTTCCGCCGGGTTGGCGGCGTCCGGCTCCACCACGATGCGCGGTTTGTGATAGCGGACATCCGGGTCCGCGGACTGGTGCTTGAGATCGTGTCTGCCCGGGGTCAAGGCCTGACGGTGGCCCTGGCCCAGCAGGGTTAGCTGCGAGTAGCGCGGCGCGTGGGAGCGGGTTTCCATCAGGCTGAGCACATTGTTGCCCTTGCCGTCGCGGCGCAAGATCAGCTTGGCCTTGGCCGGCGCGCTGTAATCCGGGCCGCCCACCACCAGAGTGCCGTCCGGATCGAACCAGGCGACGAGGCCGTTGGCCGCCGCGGCGCGGGTGAGCACGTCCCAGGCGCTGTTGCCCGGATCCACGCTGATTTTCTCGATCTGGCCATTGCCCTTGGCGTCCACGCGCAGGCGGCTGACGCCCAGCGGCTTGATCACGTTCTCCAGCACATCGCTCAACGTCATGCCCTTGCCGGTAAGCAACGGCGCGCTGCAGTCCAGCAACATGCCGGCCAGGTCCCGGCCCGACAGCGTCAGCTGATGGCTGCCGGCGCTTATGCTGTGGCTGATGTCGTCCACGCGCCCCAGCAGCACGACGTCCGCGCCCACCAGCACTTTGACCTCGGCACCAGGCTCCACCGCCGGCGGCACCTCGCCGCCGGGCAGGCCCAGCGACACCTGCCAGGCGTCGGCGGCCACGGTCAGATCGGAATCGATGCTGTACTGGGTCCAGTAACGATGGGTCTTGCCGGCGATCTGCAGACTGACCTCGTTTTTGTCCGACGCGGGCTTAGCGGGCGTAGCCATGGATCAGCTCTCCTGCTTGCAGATGGTTGGGATGCGCCAGCTGCGGATTCAAGCGCAGCAGTTCGGCGGCGCGGCCGCTGTCGCCGTACCACAGGTGGGCCAGCTGACGCAGATTGGCGGCGGACTCCACTTTACGGGTAACGATGGGCGGTTTGGCGGCCACCAGGCCGGCGGCGCTGCGTTGCACCTGCAGGCCCAAATCCCGCAGGCTTTCAATCACCTGGCGCGCGTCCTCGCCCGGCAGCGCCTTGCGCCATTGCTCTATGGTTTGTTGCAGCGTGGCGCGCACGTCGCCCGCCACTTGCTCCAGCGCCGGCGGCGTCAACGTGGGTTGTGCGGCTTCCGAACGGAACAGGTCGGCGGCGGCGTTCGCCATTGAGGTGGATACCGTCAGTTTGAGCAAGGCGTCGATGCGAATCTCGTCCTCGGTCCATACTTCCAGCGCCTTACCGGCTTGGTTCAAGGTATCGGACGCGCGGCCGATTTTCTTGGACACGCCGTTGAGCCTGTCCTTCATCGCGTTCCAATCAGCCAGAGTGGCCTGCGGCAGCTTGGCTTCCGCCTCCCACTTCAGGCCCGGCCAGATATCCAGTTTGACGCCAAAACGCCAATTGGCGACCTCGTCCACCAAGGACGTCACCTGGCCGATGAAGGCTTGCGGGTAGGCCAACAAGTCCACCACCTGGGCAATGCCTTGCTGCGCCATGCCGGCAAGCTGCCGCACGGTGTCGCTCAAGCGCACGCGCAGCGCGCCCAGGCGAGTCAGCGCCGTATTGGCGTTTTGCAACAGGCCCTGAGCCTTGGCGAAGGCCTCGCCGCCCAAACTGCGCGCCTTGGCCGCCAAGGCGCTGATGGCCTCGACCTGCTGCAGGGGATGCTGGCTGGCGAAAAAGGGATTGCCCGGCGTGGCCTCCACCCAGTTCACTTCCACCGTGCAGGAGTCCGGCGCGTCGGCCTCGTGACTGATCTGGTAATCCAGCACCTGAGCCTTGGGCATGCTGCCAAATACCGGGTGAATCAATTCGCCCGGCCCGGCCTGGTCCAGCGCGGCGACAAAGTCACGTAGCCGCTGCTGATAATCGCGGCCCCAGAAGAAGACGCTAAGCGATACCTTGCGCGCCTTGCGGCCCAGGTCTTCTACGTCGGCGCCGTCCAGATAAGGGTATTCGTGCATCGCCTGGTCTCGCTGGGCGCTGTCCACGCTGCGCAGGCATTCAAAGCGCACACCACGAAAACTGGCGTCCACCAGCGCGCCGGCGGCGGAGCCGGTAAACAGACCGAGATTGAACATCAGCTTCTCCTTTGTTGTTGGCTATTGGCGGCGTTGACGGCGGCGACGATATTGCCGTTTTGGACGTCGACGGTGACTTGGATGGGTTGGGACAGCACACTGCTGAGCTGAGCCAGGGTAGATTGGAGCTGGCTAAGAAGCGCTTGTAATGCAGGGACCTCTTGATCTACCTTTGCCGCCATTGCCGTGGGATTGCCTCCCTTAACAGCATTTACAGCCTCTGAGCTTGGGGTCGCCCTTTTATTTGCTGCAATGGCTTTGCCGGCTGCAGGTTTGTTCCCCGCAGGCTTGGGTGTCACAGCCTTAGCTGGCTTGCCAACTGAAGCCGGTGGCTTAACGATTTCAGCAGGCTGTTTCGATGGCTTTTGCTCTATCGATTTATGGCCGTTAGAAGAAACTTCGATTCTTCCTTGTTTAAAGCCTTCCACCTTTTTCATGCCATCTAGCAAAGCTTCAAACTCGTTGGGCTTCAGATCCTTAATCTTTTTCCCATGTAAATCCAAGTTCCGACTTGCAGCCAACTTATGAATATTTTTTGCATAAGCAGCCACATCTGCCGTTCCTGAGTAATCGGAAATTGCATATTTTGGCAACATTTGCTCAATGGTTTTATTGCCATGTTGTCTAGTCAACAATTGAGACTTCGCTGCACGTCCAGCAGCCTCTGTTTCAAAGATGGCATTCCCCCACTGATCAAGGTCTATTACACCCTGATAGCGTTTACTTGCATCAGAGAGGGCTTGTTTTTTACTGCGCTTACTCTTATCTGTTTTATCAGCACTTCCGGCATAACCGAATTTCAGGTTACCGGGGTTATTATTACGCCATGAGACAGTGCCATCACTTCTGGTTTGCACTGAGCCATCTTTCATTTGATAAGTTCGAGTCTTACCAACGCTGGAAAGCAAGCCGACAATAGTTTGAGACTCACGACTATTTCCTGACCTTGTCACGCCAGCTTTAGGTGAGGTATCAGCTTCTTTTTTTATTGCAGCAATAGGTTTTTTTTCTTTCCCAGCCAAAATATTAAGCTGTTCTGACACATGATCAGAAGAGTGTCTGTTCTCAACTTGGTCAATAGCTGCACTTAGCAGTTGACCTGTCACCCCCCCTACAATAGCGCCTGGTATTTTTTGCTTCCACGTCATCTCTGCTTTCGGCAACGTAGTTTTTGACCCTAGATGCGGCCCAGTCAAACCAGAAACGGCACTACCATCAACCACATAGTTTTTAAACGTCTTCGGCATGCCTTTCCCTACTGCAGGCAAGCCCAAACTCTTATTCTTTTCTTTATACTGCGGAGTTTTAACCACAGCACCTGCAGCAGCAGGATCTATCGTTGCTCCATCAAAGCCAAAAGATTGGGATACTGCTTGTGCAATTGCGCCACCTAAAGAGTGTCCTGTTACTAGAATATTTGCATTTTCCCCAGCTTCTTTTTTTATCTGCCGTGCAAAATCCATCCCCTGGCGAAACTGTTCATCATAACGTCCACGTGCAATGTTTAAATCAGCTCCTGACACATCTCCTAAATCATCTGTTCCACGGTATGCAATCACTATTTGACCATCATTTTTATTACGAAACGAGACAGCGGCGAAGGAACCCTCTACTTTAGGCCATAGATTTAGCTCCCAATCTTTAAACTTCGGATCGCTTGCTAGCGCTTTAACAATGGTTTCTTCATCCTTGTAGGCTAGTTTAGAAAACTCTCCGAGCAATGCATCGTTTCTAACAGATGAAGTCATTTAACCCCCAAGCATAGCCATGGCAAGCCCATGTTTGGACTTGATATTTAGAAGTATTGAAGCGCGTAGAATAAGCCGGCTCGGTGGAAAAAATTCCACCGGCCAAGCTAAACAGTTACTTCATTTAATTACTCAATGATTTTACGCAGCGACAACAGCTTGATATCGCGACGCGCTTCGCTTTCCACGCCGTATTTTTCGCCCACTTCCAGCGTGAAGCAGTCCAGGTAACTGGTGCGCTTGCCGCCTGGCGCTGCGGGGAACTCGGTCAGCTTGGCGCCTTCGATCGCTTCCCAGTCCAGCTCGCCGGACAGCGGGATGGAGACGGTGACGGACAGCTCGTATTCCGAGATGCCGCGCGCGAAGCCGCGGGCGCGGCCGCTGCTGTTCATGGTTTTCACCAGCTTGCGGCCGGTCTTGCTGCTGACGTTCAGATCAATGACGTCGATTTCCTGGCCGTTGACTTCCAGTACGATCGAACCTGCGTATTCTTTCAAAGCCATGTGAATGTCCTTTTCGGTTTCATGTGGGCGGCCCGGCCGGTTTGGCGGCGGGCAGCCGGATCAAGCGTTAACGGGGAAAACTTGGTCCGCTCGGGTAAAAGCGCAGGGGTCAGCCGCGCCGCCGCGGACCGTGGGTTTGCTACGGCAAGGCGACGCAGAGCACCCGGCGCGTTTACCCCGCGCCGCTTACAGCAGCAGATCGATGCGGCCGGCGAACACATGCAGGCCGTTGACCACGTCCACCGGGATCTTGGCGTCCAGACGGTTCACGTCTTGCGCGTCGCGCTCGACGATCAGGCCGTCCTTGTTCGCTTCCACCGCCTCGATGATTTCCAGCTCTTCCAGCTTGTAGAGCACGTCCAGCAGCTCAGAGCGGACCTTGGACGGGGTGCGGTCGGACAGCTTCTCGCGCGGGAAACGCAAGGCCACGCGTTCGCGGCAGGCGCGGCGCACGTAGTCCAGGGTGCGGATCGTGGTCAGATCCAGCAGCGACACATCGTCCACGCCCTGGGCGTCCTTGGTGTAAGTGCTGATGGAGCGCACGATCTGCACGCGTTCGCCCGGGCCTACTTCCAGCGGAGTCACGCCGTTGTAGAGCGCGTTTTCCTGCTCGGTGCGGCTGGTGCGGGCGGCCAGTTCCACTACGTCCAGGCCTTTGAGTTCCAGGGTATTCAGCGGACGGGCCGGATCTTCCTCGCTGGCGATCACCGCGGCGTAAGCGGCGGCCAATTCGCCCGGCAGCTTGGAGGAACCGCGATACCAGGCGGCGCTCACGCGGCCGCAGGCCAGTTTGGACGCGACGGCGCTGACTTCCGACAGCGCGCCGACGGCGCCGACCACGCCGATGGCGCCGCGTTGCTCCATAGGGCCGGACACGAAGTCCAGATGGGTGCGCAGCGCGGTGAAAGCGGCGTCGTTATTGAACGGGTTGACCACAATGTGGTGGCCGCCGCTCACCACGGCAGCCAGCGCCGGAGCAATGTCCGGATCGGCTGCGCCGCCCTTCATCGCGCCCACGGTGATGCCAAGACCGGCAATCTGTTCCTGCGCTTTCAGCGTGATGGCGTTGCCTGCGGCGCCCTTGTGACGGGCGGTGAGGGTCAGCACTTCCTTGGCGACCGCGGCGGTCACCGGCAAATCCGCCAACTTATCTACAGCGGCCTTGGCGGCGGCGGCGATTTTGGCGGCGTCGTCGCCGGCGGCCACGGCCACGTCGATACGGCGGCCGCCGATAAACAGGCTGGCCACGCCGGCGCCGGTGGCCGGGCCGGTAAAGGTGAAGGAGCCGACGGCGGCGGCGGCGCTGTCCGCGTCGTCAACCGAGATCACGCTCAGTTGCAGATAGGGGTTGGCGTTGATGGCGGCGCGGGCCAGCAGGTGGGCGTAGGAGCCGCGGCCGAAAGCCTGGGCGGCCTGCTCGTCGCTGAACACGTCCAGCGCGGCCAGAGCCGGCTGAGCGGCGTCGGCGAAACGCTGGCCGATCACCAGTACGCGTTGCGGGTTGCCCGGCAGGGTGCGCACCGCCAGCTTGGTGTTGAACTCAAAGTATTTGCCCGGCTTGCGGATGGACGCCGGAATCTGGTCGAAGCTGATGTTGGGGCTGGCCATAAAGTATGGGCTCCTGATTGATGCGGTTGGGGAAAAGTCGCCGCGCCGGACGGCGCGACGGGATGCTGCGAAAAATCAACTAACGGGCGGCTTGGGCTGCAGCACGACATCCTGGGCTTTGACGCCCGGCTTGCCGTCCAAGCGATAATCCAGCCGGGTGCTGCGCCATTCGGCGGCGGTGCCTTCCAGCCGACCGCCAAAGCGGGCGAACAACTGGTCCGGATCGGCCTCGCCCTGAGGCGACGGCCAATGGCCGTTGTCCAGCGCTTCGTCCAGCCAGTGAGTGGCGAAATCGCAGGCCACTAGGCTCCACGGTTCGCCGTCGCGCTGCGCCTGGCCCAGAGGGCGCACTTGCTCGGGCATCAAGGGCGACACCGCCAGGCCGAAATCCTGAGCCGCCAGCAAGCGGCGCACCGCGTAAACCAGCTGCCAGACGCCGGCGCCGGCGTAGCCGCGATCCGCCTGCAGCCGATCTCCGACAATGACGGTGAAACGGGCCTGCGTCTTGTAGCGCTGGCGTTGGCTGGCCGAGGGCTGGCAGGCGGTGACGCCGCCGGCTACGGTCCACAAGGCCGGCAAGCGCGCCAGCGCCTGCGGATTCAGGCCCGGACTGCCCGCCGCCGGCGTCAGCCGGCTTTGGTGACGGCCTTGCGCCAGATCCAGCCCGCAGAGCCCGGTTTCGTCCAAGTCGGCCGCCACTTCGCGCACCATGCGGCCCAGACCCTGGCGCAGGCGGTCGGCGATGGCGTCTTGCAGTTGGATCAGCTGGGACATGATTTCCTCAATGATTCATCGGTTTATCGATAAGGCTATTGTCTCGCGCCCGCGGTTGTGGGCTTAGCTGAGCGATGTCAGTGGAATGGGCTAGCCGCGGGCGCGGCCGGGGAGGATCAGGCCTTGATGCAGGCCAAGAGGGCTATGTTGCGCGGGCGAGCTGCGCCGACCGAGCTGACGTAGTTGCTCAGCGCGCCCTTGACGCCGGTTACGTAGTGCATTTCCAGGCCTGGGTAGCCCGCCAGGTCTGGAACATCCGCGCCGAAGGCGGCGGTGCCGGCGGCGGCCTGCCCTGTGCCCACATTGGTGCTGATGTTGTAGAGCTCGTTGTCGCTGAAGTACTCGTTGACGGCGACCAGAGTGCCTTTCTGCGCACTGCCGAGCTTGCGAGCCAGATCCACGCCGCGCCCATCATCCCAGCCGCGGATGAACTCGCCACGCAGGTCGGGCAGTTGAAACAGCTCCGTGTGTTCAGGGCGAGAGGAGCCGGTCTGCTCGCTAGGCGGAGTGAACTCGACCAGATAGCGGCATTTCTTGGAGATCATCCAATCCTGAAAGTAGCCGCCGGCAGAGTCGGCGTAAACCGGGTCGTGACCATCTACTGAAAACACAATGGTGTTGTCCGGAATATTGACCTTCAGCTCAGTCTTCAAGCTCCACACCAGCTTGCCGTCGACAAAGAGTCGATAGGTCGCGCCGTCGTAACACAGCGCGATGTGGTACCAGCGGGTCTCGGGAAAAGTATTGGCCAGGCCCTGCACGCCTTCACAGATGAAACCGGAGCCTGGGCCGGCCAGCCAAACCATTGGTGCCTTGGTCTGCGAGTGGATACCTAGGCCGATCTCGCCCCAAGGCGCCGAAGCGTTCATGCCGAAGACCCAATTGGGATGACCGGTGAACATCGGGTAATGCCAGCCTTCAATGGTGAAAGCATCCGGGTTGAACTTGCTTTGTACAGTGAAACGGGCGTAATTGCCCTTGGCCTTGGTTTGCAGACTGGTTTTACCGAATTTGCTTTGTTCGGAGCTCTGGCTCGCGGAGCCTACCAGCACTGCCTCTTTACCGCTGACCAGATCGATCAGTTTGTTGCGATCGTCAAACTTGAGCAGCGCTTGGATATCCGCGTCCATTTCCTTATTAGCGAACATGTCGCCAATGGCTTGGTACAAGGACGCGTACTGCTGTTTGGACACCAGCGTGCCATCCGCCTTGAGCCAGCCTGCCGGCGCTTCCTTTCGGGCGAAATACTGGATGGCGCCGCTCGGAACCGAAGCGCCCGAGTTTGCGCCGTCGTTGCAGCAGCCCTGATTCATTTCGATACGCACGGGGTTGGTTTCAGCTTGCCCCAGGACATTGACCTGGAATTGCGGTTTGATACAGACAGTCGTGTTCGACATCTGATTCTCCTTCTCTGGGTTAATTGAATACGTTGAAGAATCGGCATCGCGCCTTGGCGTTGTTACCGACTTGAAGCGCGTGGATGAGGATAGGAAAATGGCTTGGAATCGGCGTCGAAATGCTCGTGCCGCATTTGCGCCAAAGCTGTTTGCAAGCTCAGTGGATCAAGCGCTTGAGAAATTCCCCCAGCAGCGTCACCGCCAACGCGGACAAAGCGCCGGACATGGCGCCGCTGCGCGCGGCCTGGACTTCGACGTCTCGCAGGCGGCCATCCAGTTCTTCCAGTTTTTTGTCTTGTTTGGCGAGGTGCGCCACGATCATGTCGAGCTTGCCTTCTATGCGGCCCAGGGCCATCAGATTGTCATGTTCCACGTGAAACCCACCTTTCAGCCTTCGGCCAGTTGTTGGCAAATCACGCAGCGGGTGCAACTGGGCATGATTGCCCTGCGCGCGGACGAGATGGGGTCGCCGCAATCCTCGCAGTGGCTGTAGCCGGCCTGATCAAACTGTTGGTAATGACGGGCAATGGCTTGCTCGCGGAACTCGGTCTCCAGCTCGCTGGCCCGATCGAAAAAATCGCTCATGGTTATGGTCCTTCGGAAGTAAACAGCCCGCCGAGCGCCGTCAGCCTTTGTTCCAGCTGTTGGCACCAGGCGCCGTAGTCGGCGGCATGAGCCAGGAGGTCTGCTGCCGGTAGCCCGGCGCCGGCGGCGGCGGCTTGATTGGGATTTGCAATAGAAACGGAGTCGGTTGCGGACATTGAGGGGGCGGAATAACCGAGGACTTGCCGGTAGAGGCGCAGGCTGTCAGGGCCAAGGCCGCCATAGCGGCCGCCATCCTGTTGCACGACATATTCGATCCTTTGTTTCTGGTCTTGCAGCCGCTGCTGCAGATCCTGTTGTTGACTCAGCAAGCGCGCTTCTTGCCGGCCCAGCAGTTCGCGCAAGCGTTGCTGCTGTTGCAAAGCGGCCTGCAATTGCCGTTGGGCGCGCTCGGCCTCGGCGGCCTGACGGCCTTGATCCGCCGCCCGCTGTTCGGCCAAGCGCGCGCGCCAGCCCTCCGCGCCGTGGCGCAGCCCCAGCGGATAGGCCAGGCACGCCGCCAACAACGGCGGCAGCAGCCAGCTTCCCAGCTTCAACCATGCGGGCACCGGGCCCATCAGCGGCCGCCTCGATCCCGCCAGGCGGCGATCAGACGCAAACCCGCGGAGTAGCCGCCGACAATGCCGAGATAAATCAGCCAGATATCCGCGCCCAAGGTGCCGCGCAGCCCTTCCACCACGAACAACAGCGTGGCGGCCGCGCAGGCGATGTTCGCCCACAGCCGAGAATGGCTCAGCCGGCGGCCGCCGGGCCGGGTCAGCAAATCGGACAGACGCATCATTTCTTCTCCTTGTCGAGGCTGGTCGAATTCAACTCAAAGTGGGGAAACTCGCGGAACGGCGCGTCGGCCCTGCCGTACCAGTTCAGGCCCAGCGCGGCGCCGATCTCGCCCATCACCTGCCAGTGCGGATGGTGGGCGTCCCAGACCGGCTTGCCGCCGATCAGCGGGACTACGTCGAAAGCTCGCGCCGCCGGACTGCCGTGCAACATGGCGTTGTGCGCGGACTGGCCCGCGCGGGCGTTGGTCACCTTCGGCCCAGGCCGGGAACGGCCCTGAGCGAACAAGGCGTCCTGTTCCGCGCCGGAACGCCAGGTGCAGGTGATCAAGGCCTCAACGCCGGCGTCGCGGCAGCGCCGTACAAACGCCTCGGCCAAGGGTTGCAACTGCGGATGCAGGTCGGAAATAGCTCTGCTGGCCATGAAGACTCCTTGTTGTTGACGAAACGTGGCACATTGGCCGGCCGTCATGCGCGGCGCGCGCGCAGCCCTGCCAGGCATGGACGGAACCGGCTAGAAACAAACAGGAGAAATCGGAAGAGAGGGGGAGGCGGCGTATAGCCTTAATGCAGATCTTGGCTGGGCGTTTTCAGCACGCGCCACACCATGCGGTCGCTCAGTTGGAAGCGGATGGCCAGCACGCTGACCGCCTCGTTGGCGCCCAGGCCTTGCTCCAGCAGTTGGTCGAAGTCATTCAACAACTGCTGATTGCGCGCCAGACGCAAGGCCTGGCTGCAACGCGGCACGTACAGGATGTCGCCGCCAAAGTGATGAGTCAGGCTGGCGGCGGCGTCTTCGCCTATCACTTCCACTAAAGCGGCAAAACGCAACTGACCCGCCTTGCTTTGGTTTTTGGAAATGGGCAAGGTAGTGCCGCCCAAGGCCTGCACCAGTTGCAAGGTGCGCGGCAAGCCGATCAGCTCAGCCACCAGGCGCATGGTTTCGGGCAGGGCCGGGGCGATATTGGCTACGGTCAT